TGCTCGTTGAACGCAAGGAGTCTGGCGCACCTGGAGCGTTCCAAGGGCAGAAGACGGCCGCCGAGATCGTTGAAATGATCCGCGCTGAACATGGCGACGCGCTGGCCAACGCTATCAGCGCCGCTCTGCGGCCCGCTGATGCCGTGCCTACGCCTGATCCTACGCACGACGCGCCAGACTCGCTCAACTAACTGTCCTTTTTTATCCACTTCCGTTGAACCATTGCCGCTTGTCAAACGACCTATTGTTCGATAGCGTGATTGACATCGAACAAACGGGAGGATTTGGCAGGTGATTGAAGGCGATAGCGCCGCATCTGGCGCGTGCAGCGGGCCATTCAGGCCCAACGAACCGGCGCCGCCCGCAACTGGGTCCGGAAGACTACCCGGCAGGGCCGCCCGCACAGCCGGAGCCTCTATAAAGTTGAATCCCTCTCCTTCGATATCTTTCCATGTTTCTGCCGAGGGACCCGTTTCTGGGACTCCAGTTCCATCTGCTAGAGGGGCCCATTTACAGGGTTCGATGGGACCCGTTGCGTGTGGGGATGGGACCCGTCCCTTCCCGCCTATTTTCTACCTCTAATTGGTACTGGGCCGGGGTTTTGACCAACCCATCTTCGTGATGCAACCTGTGGGATGTGTGATGGGCAAGAAGGCGGACATGGCTACGGCCCGGTTTCAGACCTTTGCCGGGCTTCACATGGATGTGGAGGCCCTATTGGAGCGGGTTGATGTGATGGAGCGGCGTCTTGCCGCGATCGAGAAGCGTCTTGAACGGGCGATGGAGTTGATTGGTGCGGGGACGTACGGGTCGTGAGCCTTTGTCCTTGGAACGGCTTCCCGTGCGATTGCACCACGTTCCCGTGGACGGTTGACGGGCTGATCCCGAGGCGGTGTGAGGCGAACATGGGATTGGACATGGTTCCGGTGCGGAGGGTGCGGCAGCCGTTGAAGGCGTTGCATCAGCTTTGGGTTCGGGAGATTGCGAACCGGACGTATGACCCGGAGGACCCGAAGTGGGATGTTCGATGAATCCATGCCTGTCCGGTTCTCACCCAAACGGAGACTGACATGATGGACCAGCAACTCGTTGCGCGCATCAAGCGACGCAGCAAATACTGGGGCCAGACTGCACCTAATCAATGGTTCGATGTACGTGTCGTAGAGGACACAGGCTATCGCCTTAGAGGCAACAACAATAACTACCGATTGGACGACGTGATTATCGGCGTGCGTCTAGCCAATGGCTGCATCGTCGATCTCGCCAACGGCAAGACTAGCCGTGGGTGAAAACCGGATATCCATTGATGAATCGGTTGGTGCCTTACGACTGCGCCGGACCCGCAGTCACATTTGTAGTCTGGCATCCTAAGTAGTCCCGGCTGGCCGATGCGGAGGTTTTGAGATGAGCAGGCGGTTACGGTCTTTGGCGGACTTTCTGTTCTGGTTACTTCTGTGGGTGGTGTCGTGAGGTGGGAGTATCGGCGATGACCGACCTGCTTGAGCAGGACAACGCGACGCCTGTTGGCGAAGGGAGTTGGTTTGTGCGGCATCGGCAGGCCTGGATTGCGGAGATGTTGTTGATTTACGGATTTATCAACCGGGAGCATTTGATGCGGAAGTTTGGGCTGTCGACGCCGCAGGCGTCTGCGGACCTGCAACAGTTCATGCGGGAGCGGCCTGGTGCGATGGCCTACAATAGCAGAGCGAAGCGATATGAGGCGGTGCGATGAAGGTGGTTGTCTGTGGCGGTCGTGACTTCCGGGGTCCAGGACAAGTCTGGCGCGCGCTTGATCGGCTGCACGCCGAACATCGGTTCACCGACTTGATGCAAGGTGGCTGTCCGACTGGTGTTGACCGCTTCGCCAAGGAATGGCGCGCGACCAAGCCCGAGATACGAGGGTGGCAGTGCGATGCCGATTGGGTCAACGATGGTCCATCGGCGGGCCCGCGCCGGAATGCCCGCATGATTGAGTGGAAGCCGGACCTTGTGATTGCGTTTCCGGGCGGGCGTGGGACTGCGGACATGGTTCGGCAGGCCTGGGCTGCTGGCATTGTTGTGGCTGATGGAGTGGCGGGAGTATCGGCGATGATAGGCGACGGCGCTGGCTCGGCGATTGTTACGGAAGTGCAGGAGAGGAATGCGATGACGGCGGACGATTGTTTGAAGCTTCACACGGTGGCGGCGCAGCTTCGTGGTTTTGCGGGCCGGGCTTATGGCAACCCGCCGTCTGTACGGATGGATGCGGCGATGCTGCGGGAGTATGCGGCGCTTCTGGATGAGATCGCGGATCGGAAGGAACGGGACGGACGATGACCGAGACCAACGAAACTTATCTTGGTGACGGGCTCTACGCGTCGTTTGACGGATGGCAGGTTTGCCTGCGCGCGCCGAGAGAGCATGGCGACCATGTCGTTTATCTTGATGGCAGGGTGCTTGAGGCGTTTGAGGCATGGGTTCAACGGCTGAAGGACGGACGATGACCGATTTGATCGCCTATATCCGTGTCTCCACGCAGAAGCAGGGCCGGTCCGGACTCGGCTTGGAGGCGCAGAATGACGCGATCGAACGGTTCGCAATTGCATATAACGCCGCGATCGTGCAATCGTTCATCGAGGTTGAGACCGGCAAGGGAAGCGACGCTCTTGATCGTCGGCCGATGCTTCGGCAGGCCATGGATTCTGCCAAGAAAATCGGCGCTAAGATCGTGGTCTCCAAGCTTGACCGGCTCGGACGTGACGTCCATTTCATCTCCGGCCTGATGGTGCACAAGGTGCCGTTCATCGTCACCGAACTGGGCCCGGACGTTGAGCCGTTCATGCTCCACATCTATGCGGCGGTGGCGGAGAAGGAAGCCGCGCTGATCTCCGAACGGACGAAGACCTGTCTCGCGGCGGCGAAGGCCCGTGGCACCAAGCTGGGCAACCCGGACATGTCGCGGATCGCGGCGAGGGCCGCCGAATCCCGCCGCAAGACCGCCGATGAGTTCGCCATGGCCACCATGCCGGAGATTGAGCAGATCGTGAAGCGCGGGCATACGACGCTTCGTGCCATCGCGGCGGAGTTGAACCGGATGCGCATCCTGTCCGCGACCGGCAAGCAATGGTCGCCAGAGGGCGTGTCCAATGTAATGGAGCGGGTGAAGCGGATGGAGACGGCGGCATGAAAACTAGAAATGCCATTTACGCGGCACTTGTCCTTTCCGGCAAATACGATCTACCGGAGAAGCTTCGTATTTCGGGGTTTGACGCGTACGGGAAGCCGGTGACGGAAGAGATTCCGCAAATCGATACTGTGCGATTGGAGCGCGATCTTGCCGCGATCCTGGCCTCTTCCGAAGGCGCGACATGACCTGGAACTACCGCCTGATCCGCTACAGCGATGACGAGGGCTTCGGGCTGCACCGCGTCTTTTATGACCCTGACGGCAGGCCGACCAGCATGACCGAACTACCATGCGGGTTTGCCGGCGAAAGCAAGGACCACGTCCTGGCTGATCTGGCGCGGGCCGCCAAGGATGCAGCCGTGCGCCCGATTTTGGATGAGGCGGAAATCCCGGAGACGGCGGAATGAAGCACGCAAGGCCAGACTACGATCGCATCCAGGACCCAGCGGGCCTAATCCCGGACGATGAGCCCGTCTTCCTGCTCCGGGCGCAGGACAAGCACGCCGCGAAGGCGTTGCGCTGGTACGCGAACGAGGTCGCGTTCTGGGGCGGTGATGCGCGCATCGTGAAAGCTGCGCTCGATCAGGCCGACGCCATGGACGCCTGGCCGACACACAAAGAACCACGCGACACACGGAGATGATCCTTCATGACAAAGAGCAAAAAGTATTTGAGCGGCTGGCAAAGTCTGGCCGACCGTTACGGCACGACGCCGCGTTCCTGTCAGCGAATGGTGAAGGACGGGCGCCTCCCACCGCCGGGCTACATGGGCGGTTCTCGTTCTCCCCTTTGGGACCTGGAAATTCTCGACGAACACGATCGCAAGGCCATCACCAAGCGTGCCGGGCGTGCAAAGCAGCACGCGGACATGCCGAGCCAATGAAAAGGGCGGCACCGGAGGCATCGGTGCCGCCCTCCCTGGAGGTCCGTCCGCTTACGGACGGAAGCTGTAGTTCAGGCGAACCGTCACCAGATCAATGTCAGAGCTGATGCTCTCGTTCCTGGTTGGCATGCCGGGCGCAAGCAGCGGTGCAGCCGGTAGCGCACCGGGTGCCACGCCCGCGCTGGTCAACCCAAGCCCGACGTTCTGGCTGCCCATGAACAGATGGTCGTACTTCACACCGGCCGACCAGCCCGGCGCGAACTGCACGTCGACGCCGGTTCCGATCGCTCCGCCGAACTTCACCTCGTTGGCGTGATCCGCCGCACCGAGGGAGAACCCGGGCGTCGATGCCGTGAGGACGCCGTCGTACTTATTATTCGTCACCGCCGCGCCACCTTCCACAAACCACAGGACGTTGCCGAAGAAGGCATAGCCGACTTGGCCGGTGAACAGGCCGATCGCGTTGGTCTTCGTGCTGTTGGTCAGGCCGATCGACACGGTGGCCGGGATTGTAAGCTTCAGGGCGTTGGCGACGCCACCAGGCGCGCTGCTCTGGTTGCTGCCGGTGAGATCGGCCCAGTCACCCATGGCCTCGATGCCGAACACCCAGCTCGTTCCGGATAGCTGGTGGCGATAGCCGACCTGGCCGCCGACAACCGCGCCGCTGGCGCCGTTGCAGCCTTCGGCTACGGCCGGATTGAAGCCAAGCACCAGCAGGCCGTTCATGTCCCAGCAGTTGCTATTGTTGCCGTAGCCGGCGTTGATACCAAGATAGAGGCCTGTCCAATCGTAGACAGATCGGGCGACGGCGGCAGGTGCCGCCTTGATCGGAAAATCTGCGGCCTTGGCCGCTGGGATGGTGGCAAGTGCCAGAATGGCTGCGGTGAGAAAGCGCTTCATTATGTCTTTGCTCCTACTATCCCGCGATTCGCGGGGGATGGCCGGAACATAGACACGGGCCCAGAAAAACGCTGTCACCTTCCTGCCACACGAAATGTCAAAAATTAGACAATTCGGCCCATGAGTGTGGCCATCCTCGCAAATTCGGCGGGCGTGAGCGAGAACTTGCTATCGGGAGTTTCGACGCCATCGAGTTTCAGATGGTACTCAACCATCGGCGCGTCGACGTGCGGCAGGATCGCGCCATGCGCGGAAAGGCCCAAGGTTACAAACTCGCCGTTGTAATCTGTCGCGTCGAGAATGATAACGCCAGGTGCTTGCCGTACGCTCATCACGACCGGCTTGCCGGTTTCCTTTACCGCCTTGATCAGTTGCCAATCCAGTGCGCCAATCTCCCACGCCGAGATTTTGTATCGCGGGCAGGATAGACTCTCCATGTACTCGACGTCTTCTGGCGCGAACACGGACGAGAACCACGGAATCCCGATGTCCTTGCAATGCGCGATGAGCGCCGGAAACCACGTCCAAGGCGTCCACACCCGATAATAGAGATCGAGCAGCGGCTCGCCGCCGTGATGGGCGTCGACAATTGCCAAAACGTCCGGCCGATTGCGCTTTATGGCCTGCCGCTCCGGCGAGAAGCATTGGAATTTGACCGCGTCGGCGCCGGATGCCTTTGCAGCATCGATCAGCCTGTGTGCGTTCTGCAGGCTGCCGCCATGGTTGCCACTTAGCTCGGCTACGATCTCTGTCATGCGATCACCAGCCTCATATAAAATCTCCATCCATTATTGGACAATGACGTTCATCGCGCCTTCTCTGCCGCCCGCTTGAACGCGTCGCCGATGAGTGAGATTTGCGCGTGTGTAAAATTATACGCGCAGTTCTCAATATAGAACAGGCGGCGATCATGCAAATCTTCCGCGTTTGGGCAGCGCATCCCGAACTGCTTGAACGCCGTCATCCGGTACAGCGGATCGGCGTAGCCCTCCACGACCGGGACGCCGGCATTGCGCAGATCATGGCAAAACGCGGCCCGATCGCCGTCGATCAGGAACGGAATCGTATAATAGACGTGGACACAATCGTCCCGCACTACCGGCGGCCGGATGCCTGGGACATCGCCGATCGCGGCGATGATCTCCTGGGCCTGCACCACCCGCTGTGCGACCAGGCCGTACGCCCGCCGAAGCTGGGCACCCGCGATCGCGGCCGAAACCTCCGGCATGCGCAGGTTGAGCCCGATCGGCGCCATGATATGCTCGCCGTGATTGATAAAGCCGCGCATCCGCCATGCAAGATGATCATCGTTGGTGACGATCACGCCGCCCTCGCCGCAGTGGAAATGCTTGTGCACGTTGAGCGAGAAGACGCCGATATGTCCAATGCAGCCCGTGTAGCGCTCTCGCTCCGTCGCAAACGGCGCTTGAGCGTTGTCTTCGATGAGATAGGTCCCGTTGGCATCGCACCATTGGCGAATGCGGCGAAGATCGCAGGGATGGCCGAAGAGATTGGTTGCGAAGACCGGCCAATTATCGATCTCCTCAAAGGGGAGCCCGGTTACCGAAAGACCAAAGGTTTCATCCTCGACATCGCAAAAGATCGGCGTTGCCCCCGTAAACATCGGCGCTGCCGCCGTCGCCGTCATGGTCATGGCAGGACATGCGAAGTCATCGCCAGGACCCAGGCCCACGGCGAACGCCGCCGCCATCAGGCCGCTGGTATTGCTGTTGCATGCGATCGCGTGCCGGACGTTGAACGTCTCCTGCCATGCGTCCTCCAAGGCCCGGACCATCTTGCCGCCGCGCTCCTGGCCGGCGAGATAGCCAGAGAGCGGGCCGTCATCCATCGCGGCGATTGCGGCTGCGATCTCCACCTTTGTGATGCTGTTGTATGGTGCTATTGGGCCGATCATCGTGGTCCTCTCTCGTACGAAACAACGCCGTCCTCATTTCCCGTCTCTTCGAACCCGCAGCGCAGGAAAATCCGCCGCGACGCGATGTTCCAATCCTTCACGTCGGCGCGGATCGTCACCTCCGGCATGGTGTCGCAGGCCGCCTGCAGCACGCTGTGGCCGTAGCCTTTGTCCCGATACTCCGGCGCGATGGTGATGCTGACGTCGTAGGTCATGACGTCCTTTCGCTTGGCGTCGAAACGCACCACACCGATCGGTCCGCTGTCGCCCTCGGCGATCAGGACGAGATGAGTTGGATAGCCGTTCAGGACATGGAACTGCATCCACCGATCGTGCTCTTCCTTCGTTATCGGCTGCGTGTTCCAGAACGCCCTCATGGTGCCGACATCGTTGCGCCAGCGCAGCAGCCGATCGGAGTCGGCAATGGTTGCGTGGCGCAGGCCGATCACCGGATCGTCCTCATGGTCATGAAGGCTTCGGCGCGCTCCCGACCGATAGACGCGCCGCGCATGGATGTGAGCGAATTGACCGATGTCAGGCTCCGCGCGTGCGGGTATGGTCGCATCTCATTATGGTAGCAGTTCAGAGCTTCTAGTTTGACGCGGTAGTAGTCGGTGATGTCGACGAAATGGTTCGGCACGAACCCGGCGCCCCACTCGGTCGATGAAAGCACCTCGAATGTATAGATCGCATGCACTGGGCTCTCCGGCAGCGGCCTGAATGCCGTCATCGTCGCCTGATGCACGATCCGGTGGTCCTGATTCAGGTCGCCAGCATGATGCGTATAGACGATCGTCGGCCGCAGCCGCCGACCTTCTTCCTCGATCTTCCTGGTGATCTCGATCAGCGGCAAGGTGTCCAGCATCTGATCCCGGTAATCGCAAAAGAACACGGATTTGGCGCCGAGGACCTTCATGGCCTCTTGCGCGTCCATGTTCCGGTTATGCCGCGCGGCCTGCACGCGCGCTGTCTCGCCATCGGCGGCGAAGATGATGTGCACGTCGTCACCTTCCGCCGCGTGCCGGGCAATCGTTCCGCCGCAGCCGAGGACTTCATCGTCGGGATGGGCGGCAACAACAAGAACGCGTTCGGTCATGCGAACTTCTCAACGTAATGACGGCGGATAACAATGCCGTTCTTGACATGCTTGGGCGGCTCGAAGGGCAATCCCTGGTGTAATCGGATCGTGTCGGCCAAGATGTCCCAGCCGGCCATGACGGTGAACATGCAGGACCCGGATAGGCGGGCGTTGACCTCGATGATGTAAAGTTTGCCGGTGTCCTTCTCGCGGATCATCTGGATGTTGATGGGACCGTAAAACTGGAACTTGCTCACCACTGCTTTGGCTAGACCGATGATCTCTTGATCCATGACGATCTGGCCGATGGTCGAGACGCTGTTTGCCTGAATGCGGCGGCGTGGAACGCCGAACAGGAAATCCCCACCGAGCCCTGTGATGACGTCGACCGTATACTCATCGCCATCTATGAACTTCTGAACAATGCGCCCATAATTCATTAACGCTCGCGCAAGAACCTCACCAGAATGCAACGCTCCTGACCCGCGCAATATTCCTCTGCTTCCTCTGCCGCGCTCCGGCTTTGCAATCCAATCACCGCGCCAGTCTAGCGGTGCTATCGGCAGACCGGCGTGTTCAAGCTTTTCCTGCTGTATCCCCTTGCTCGTAAAGATTTTTACGGTGTCGATCGGAGATCGCATGACGATGTTCTCGTTGAGCAGGCATACATCCTCAAGTTCTTCATCCAAAAATGGGAGATAAAGGTTCGGCCCGCACTCCAAGATCATGCTGACGTAGGTGACGTGGTGCATCGCTGCTTTTTGGGACACGACGAATCTATTGCACATGCTCGCGCCGGGCCCGAGTGGCTGGCAATCGTGCCCGATGACGTAATGTCCCAGCTTCTGCAGGTGCCGGATGATCCCAGGCGCCACGGGCGATCCGGCGGCAGACATCATGATGCGCAACGCAGTGCCTCCCTCAATTCATCGACCGACATCCGCCGCGCCTTGTCGCTGCTATTGCCCGGGCCCATGCTCTCGTGTCTCTTTTCGTAATTCGGCAGGCCTGTGACCGTCGCCTCCGCGCCCATGGCCTCCGCCAGGTCGCCAAGCCGGTACGCCGGCAGCGTCGGGATCACGATCTCGCCGCCCTTCATGGTCTCCGCCGTCTTCATGACCAGCAGCACGGCCTCATCCATGGTCATGAAGAAGCGGGTGCACTCCGGATCGGTCACCGGGACCCAATTCTGGGTCTGCAGCATCTTCTTCCACGTCGGCACGACGCTGCCGGTGCTGTTCCAGACGTTCCCATACCGGCAGACGGCGAAACGCGGTCCGTGCGCACCGCTCATATTGTTCGCGGCCAGGAAGAGCTGTTCCGCGAAGGCCTTTGACGTCCCGTACGGGCTCACCGGCTGGTAGGCTTTGTCCGTCGAAAGTGCGATAACACGGCCGACCTTAGCGTCTTGAGCCGCCTCTACGACATTCATTGACCCGATGATGTTCGTTTTGGCGATTTCAATCGGGTTATAGAAACCAACTTCGATGCGTTTCAGCGCGGCGGCATGGATCACGACATCGATACCTTGCATCGCGCGCCGCAGGCGAACGCGGTCGCGAACGTCTCCGATCATATACCGGACTGTATTGTGGGTATCTAACGGCGCGAGTTCATGCGTAAGTTCGGCCTGCCGGTGCTCGCCGCGCGAATAGATCGCAATCCGCGATGGACAATCGTACATCGATAACAGCGCGCGGACGAAGGCGCTGCCAAATGCTCCTGAACCGCCTGTTATCAAGACCGACTTCATAGAAACATTCCGTTCTTTTCGCGCCATTTAGCGCAAGCGAGAGCGTCCTTCTCAGGATTGTTCTCGCGCCACTTCTTCTTTTGCACCCGTTTCTTGGTACGGTATGCATGGGGGTCCTTTTTGCGGTAACGGTCATCTGCAGCCCGAAGGTTCTCGCGGTGGCTGGCCGCCCACTCCTTAAAGTAAGATGGATTTTTCTCGCGAAATTCTCGTGTTTTGCGCGTCGCGTAACCAGGATGCGCCGCAAACCATTTCTTCCGTCGGGCTATATCCCTTTCTCGTTTTTCATCTGGGGTCACGATGCCCTCACACCCGGGCCGACGCTGGCACCGGCCAGGCGCTCCTTGACGTCGCCTTTCTCGATTGCCTCGATGATGACGCCGAGCGCATGGTCATAGCTCTTCAGGACGCGCTCGATCTCGTTCGGGCCATGCGCCGCCGAGATGTTATGGCTCGCGATGATCAGGGTGCCGCTGGCGACCATCTCCTTCCGGAACAGCGCGGCGATATCATCGGTGACGAACTTGATCCGCTTGAAGGTCGGATAGCCCTTGATCTCAATCGCTTCTTCAAGGCCGTATTTCTCAAGCAGGCGATGGGCACCAAGCCAAAGTTGATCTCCGGTCAGGCGAAGATTGCGGAAGAAGCTCGGCGCTTCGAGCTTCTTAATCGTCGCGATGGCCGCCGCGAGAGAGAGCGTCTCGCCGAAGAAGGTCCCCGAGAAGAAAACGTTATCCGGCGGCGCAAAGCGCTTCATGATGCTCTTCTTGCCGACAACAGCCGAAAGCGGCATGCCATTGGCCATAGCCTTGCCGAAGGTCGCAAGATCCGGGGTCACGCCCCAAAGCTTCTGCGCGCCGCCGAGATCGAACCGGAAGCCCGTGATGACCTCGTCGAAGATCAGGACGGTGCCGGTCTTGTCGCAGACTTCGCGCAGGCCCGCCAAATAGTCCGGATTACTTTCTGGTTCGACGATTACCGCCGCATAGGATGACTTCGGTAATCCCAAGAGAGCGCGGGTTGCCTCCATGATGTCTCCAAAAGGGATGCGCGTCGTCAGAGCGCGCACATCCTCCGGGACGCCGAGATTCCGCTCGACGCTCCAATCCGCCCAGCCGTGATACCCGCCGCAGATCAGGACCCGGTCACGTCCCGTAAAGGCCCGCGCGGCCCGAATAGCCGCCGTCGTCGCATCCGTGCCGGTTTTCCCGAACCGGACCGCTTCCGCACACGGGACGAGCCGGCAGAGCGTTTCGGCGAGTTCGGCTTCAAGTTCGGTAGCAAGGCTAAAGGAGATGCCGGCGCTAATCTGCCGGCGGATTGCCACATCAACATCTGGATCGCGATATCCAAGTACGTTTGGCAGCAGCGCAGAGACCAGATCAACGTACTCGTTTCCGTCGATGTCCCAGCATAGGGCTCCCTCTCCATGGCTAAGGAACAAAGGAGACGGTTGAGGGTATTGGAGATGTGACTTGCTGAACGTTTGGCAGCCGAGCGGGATGACCGCTTCCGCGCGCTTCCGCGCTGCTTGCGACCTTTCGTACGTCCTTTCATAGATCGGCTCCTCCGCCAATGCTTCGAAATAGCGCTCGTTCATGGGGTGATGCTTGTTGATGTCGCGCAGTTCTGGCTGCCGATCGAGGATGTCCAGGATGTCGAGCATCGATGGTGTTCGATTCTCGAATGGCCATTCCTCGGCGATCGCGCGGCAGAATTTGAGATCGTTCTCCGTATCGAGCACCCACCGTTCCGTCTCCAATCCCGGGATCGGGCAGATCAGGGTTTCGGCCGGGAAGCGTGACCGGTTGCGCTCGATCCAGGTGCAGACACCATCGCGGTCGACCGGCCTGGTGGCGTATTTATGCGCCGCAAATAGCGCCTTCCGGGTCATGAGCTGGATATCAAGACCATCCGGATAGGTGCGCGGGCTTACATTGGTGACAAAGTCCGCACCGGTCCGCTTCTGCAGGCGTACGATCCCGCCAATGATGTCCGGGTCTATAAACGGGCAATCGCCGGTTATGCGGATAATGAGATCGGCGTCGCTTACCTGGGCGCAGCCGACGAAACGGGACAACACGTCAATCTCCGACCCGCGAAAGACGGGAATGCTATGTGTTTTGCACCATGCATCGATCACGTCATCCGCCGGCTCTGTCGATGTAGCAATCCAAACATCATCGACGCCGGCTGCCTGATAGGCAGCACGCCAAGACCAGTTCAGAACTGGACGCCCACCAAGGTCCATCATCACCTTGCCTGGAAGGCGGGTGCTGCCCATCCGGGCCTGGATCACTGCGACGGTTTTCATTTGATGTCCCGTATCGCTTCGAGGATGGCCAGGGTTTCGAGGCCTTCGCGGCCAGTGGCGCCGGGCAGACCCTGCGTGCCGTCTTCGCCCTGCGCTCGTGCTATGAACGTCTGCAGTTCGGTCCCATAATCGTCGGCATAGCTGCCGCCGTAGTGATAGCCGTTGTAGTCGCCGTCACCGGCAAACCGCCGCAGATCGAGATCGGCACCAAGCGTCTTCTCTTCCATGCCGATCCAGAACTGTCTCACCCGCTTCGGCGACACGATGTTGAGATGGAAGGACGAGCGGACGCCGCTGCTGTCGTGACGCAGCACGAAGTCGACAATGGTGTCGACGCCGTCGCGCTCCACGCTGGACGCCAAAATCCGCGCCGGTCCGAAGAAATGCAGCGCCAGGTCGACCTCGTGCGCACCGGTATTGAGGATCACACCGTCGCGGAACGCGGTCGCGGTTGGCTCTGTCGCGCACAGGAAGTGGGCCCATCGCGGCTCTCCGAACCGGCCTTCGATCAACCATCGCTTGGTCTGCGTGACGCATGGATGGAAGCGCAGGTTGTTGCCCATCATGACGGTGAGGCCCTTGGCCTTGGCCTGGTCGAGCAGCGCCGGCAGGCCGCCCACAGAAACCGAGATCGGCTTCTCCACCAGGGCATGCTTCCCGCGCTCGATACAGGCGCGCAGCGGGCCTTCGTGAAACTGCGACGGCGTGGCGATCACCGCCGCATCGCACCAGTCGTACAATTCGCGTTCAAACTTGAAATCGCACTTCATCGCCAGGTCATAGACCTTGGTCTCATGTCCCAATCTCACCGCGTTGCTTCGATGGCGGCTTCCGATGCTGCCGCAGCCGACGATCCCGATCTTCATTGGCGAACCTCAATCTCGGTATTCTTTTGCAGAACCGATACGGCCGCGTCGGCGAATTGCCACGTCTTCACGCCGCGATACCAAGGATGCGCGCGCCAAAGGCGGCTGAAGTCGACGTGATAGGACAGGACGCCATCGCGGTGCTCGTATGGGCGGGCGTAATCGAAGCCTTCGTTCGCGAAGTCGTGGATGATCAGATGCCCGCCGTCCTTCAGCACGCGATCGCCTTCCATCGCGATGCGAAACCAATCAGCCGGATCGGTGAGATAGAGACAGAAGCCGTAGATCACGACGTCGTAGGCACCGGATCGCACCGGCATCGCGCTGGCGGCCGCCTGCCACACCGGCACCTTGCGGTCCGCTGCTGCCGCTGCTGCCTTCCGGCTTGGCTCGACGCCGGCAACCGCGCAGCCGTACTTCTCGCGCAGCTTTGCAAGACGCCAACCATCGCAGCATCCGATTTCCAGGACGGCCTTCGGGGTAATGCCGAGATACGTGATCGCGACCGCCACCGGATCGTGTTCCGGAGGAAGCTTCTCGCGATTGCGTTCGAACCACGCGTCGCCTTCGCCTTTTATGAACGCTTCAACCTGTCTCATCGCGTCAAATCCCGTACCAATGCCGAAACCATGATGTCGTTGTCCGTGATCTCCCGCAGTGCCTCCTTCGCTTCTTCCGGCGCGTGCTTCAGGGCCAATTTCATCAGCTTTTTCCACGGGAAGTTATTGGCCACCCTGATCTCGAAAATCCGTTCGACGATTTCATCGTTCGTCATGGGAAGCGCCCGAACAGAGCGGCCGACACCGGATTGCCGCCGAGGAGGAAGTGATTGGCGCGATCGCCTTCGTGCTTGAACCTGCTCTTGATGATGATCTTCATCATCGCCTCATTGGCGCGCATGCACCCGGCTTCAAGCTTGCGCATGCCGCCGCCATCCGGCGAGAGAAGCCAGTCGCAGGCGGCCCGCCACGCCTCGGCGCCGTAGCCCTGCCCCCAGACGTCGACGTCGCCGATCAGAATGCCGACGTCCGCAAGATTGTTCGGCGGATCATGGGTCGCGGTGATGATCCCGATGTTCGCCTTGTTGTCGACGCGGTAGATGCCCCAGATGTGGGAATTGCCCTCGAACGAATTGATGTACTGAATTTGCCGGTACATCGAATGCTCGATGTGGCGCTGCTCGGAATAGCGCGTCACTTCGGGATCGTTGAGCCAACGGACATGGTCCGGCGTCGGCTTGGTGAGTTGGCGCAGCGTCAATCGTTCGGTCGACAGGGTTGGCGTCACGGCTTGCGTACTCTCTTATATCTGTCGCATCCCATCTCCGGCGCGATCGCTCCCTGGACGATGTCGCACCTGCCGACGCGGTGCGTGCTCGGCTCGAAATGCTGGCAATAATACTTGTCGTCGTGGAAGACCGGCCCGCAGTGGTGGTGCACCGCGCCGCCGTCGTAATGGACTTCTTCCTTGGTCAGTTTGTCGGTCACCGCATCCTCTCCAACATGTGGTCGTACATGGCGATCAGGGCCTCGTAGAGCATGCGGATCGACGCGGTCTCAGGGCTGTAATCTCCAAGCTTCTTCAGCTCATCCAACCCGCGCGCGCCGCCGTTCCGGCGCAGGTTGCCCATCGAGTCTGTTTCGTAGGGCGGGTCACCCTTCAACAAACGCTTGCGGATTTTGATCGCTTCGTCGCGGTTCATGCCGTTTCCCTTTCCCGCTGGTCTTTCTCGATCAACACCTGAACATAGTTGGCAACCGACCGCCGATCCTCGCGCGCCAAATGCTCGACGCGGTCTTTGGTGGACGATTCAAGCGTGATCCGCAGATGAAGGTAGGTTGTCGACCGCATTGGACGACATTGAACCGATTTTCGTCCGACGTCCAGATGAATTGAACATCTGTTTAATGTATGTGATCATGGCCCATGGCCACCCCGGCGCTTGATCTCATTAACGCAGCGTATACCGCGCGCAACGCCGAGATATGCGAGAACAGCTTCTATGAGTTCTGTCGGCAGGCGTGGCCGGAAGTCGACCCGTCAGACTTCGTCGACAACTGGCACCTGGAAGACATCTGCAATCACATGGAAGCGGTGACGCGCGGCCATATCTCGCGCTTGCTGCTCAACGAACCGCCTCGCACCGGCAAGACCTTCATTGTTTCGATCTGCTATCCTACCTGGGTTTGGGCGCAACGCCAGAAGGGGCCGCTCTCTGGCCCGCAGGTTTCATTTTTTTACGCGTCGTACGCCGAAAAACTTTCGCTGGAACACTCACTTAAATGCCGGCGGCTGATCGAGTCGCGTTGGTATCAGCAGCACTGGGGTGGGCGCTTCAAGTTGATCCGCGACACGCAGGGTCACTTCGAAAACGACAAGGGCGGCTACCGGATGTGTTCGTCGGTCGACGCCAAGGCCACCGGCTTCGGCGCCGACATCCTGGTCGCCGACGACCCGCATCTGGTGAAGGAAGCGGAATCTCAGGACGTCAGAGAAGGCACGGTCCGCTGGTGGTCGGAATCGATGCCGTCGCGTATCAACAACCGGAAGACCGGCGCGATGATCGTCGTGATGCAGCGCGTGCACGAGGGCGACCTATCCGGGCACATCCTGCAGAACATGGCGTCGGAATACGTCCATTTCTGCGTTCCGATGTCCTATGTGCCGTGCCAGCACGTCAACGCATGGGTCGGGAACAAGATCAAGACGTTCATCGGCGATGACGTCGAAAACGTCGATGAAGACGATATTTTCTGGGTCGACCGGCGCAGCGAGGAAGGCGAACTGCTCTGGCCGGACCGGTTTCCGGCAAGTGAAGTCCACAAACTGGAATTGGAACTGGGGCCCTACGCCTATGCTGGACAATTTCAACAGACCCCTGCACCGCGTGGCGGCGGCATCATCCGCGAAGAATGGTGGCAGGAATGGGATAAAGAAACGGCGGAACAGCATGGTGCCAAAGAGAACGAGTACCCGGGCTTCGAGTTCATTTTGGGCGCTTTGGACACGGCCTACACCGAAAAAGAAGAGAACGATCCTTCCGCGCTCTCGATCTGGGGCATTTTCCGTGACAAGGCCGGGAATCCCAAGATTTTTCTCATGTTCTGTTGGACTGAGCGACTTCGTATCCATGAACTTGCGACCCGTGTCGGCGCGGATTGCAAGGCCTTCAAGGTCGATCGCCTGATCATCGAAGACAAGGCGGCCGGGCACAGCGTCAGCCAGGAATTGGGCCGCCTCTTCGGCTATTTCGATTTCGGCATTGAACTGGTCAACCCGCGCACCGGCTTCATCAAATCGGCCGACAAGGTCGCGCGCCTGCAGACCGTGGTGCACCTGTTCTCCGAAGGCCTGGTCTACGCGCCTGATAAGGAATGGGCGGACGCCATGGTCAAGCAGTGCGCCATCGTCCCGCGCGCCATCCACGACGACCTGGCCGACACCTGCAGCATGGCCCTGCTCTGGCTGCGCCGCGCCGGCTGGGCGGTCCGCAAGGAAGAGCGCGCCTTCGAGGTGCAGGATGAGACCCGGTACAAGCCCAGGGCCGGCGCATTGTATCCGGTCTAGAACGGTGTTACTTTAAACAATCGTTCAATTCTTGGTCACAAGGATGGCCACCACCCTTCGCCTCATCAATTCGGATGACCAGGGCCCGACCGGGCCTGCCGAATATGATTTGGATGATGGCCCACACGTCACGAAGGTCCAGGACGGCGTTGTCCAAATCCTTCATCCGGACGGTAGCGCCACCTTCGAAGAGGGCAATGGCCCGAAGGCTGGCAATCCGGATCACAGCAATTTCTTCCGCAATCTCGCCGATGAGATCGACGACGGCGAACTCTCCCGGATCGCGAACGATCTCTTGACCAGTATCGAATTGGACATCAGGTCCCGGGCCGATTGGATGGAAACGCGGTCGACCGGCATCCGCCTGCTCGGTCTGAAGATCGAGGAGCCGCGTGGCGACACCGGCACGTCGTCGGCGCCATTGGAGGGCATTTCGACGATCCGCCATCCGCTCTTGTTGGAGGCCACGATCCGTTTCCAGGCAACCGCGCGCGGCGAACTTCTTCCGGCCACCGGACCGCTCAAGGTGCGCAATGATCTGCCGATGCGCCCGGATATGCCGTTCCCGCCGCCGCCAACTGGCGCACCGCCTATGTCTGGCGCGCCGATGCCGCCTGCGCCGCCGCCTGTCGCCGAGGGCCAGGTGATGGACGAACTGGGCACCGCGCTTGAAAAGGACATGAACCATTACCTGACCGTGACGGCGACGGAATACGTCCCGGACACCGATAGGATGTTGTTTTACGTTGGCTTCGGTGGTGACGGCTTCAAGAAGGTCTACAACCACATCTTGAAGAAGCGGCCTGTCTCGGAATCGGTCGACGCCGAGGACATTATTGTGTCCAACGCGGCGACCGACATCCGGAGCTGCGGCCGGTTCACGCATCGGATCAAGATGCGGCCGTCGATGCTGAAGCGGATGCAGATCGCGGGTGCCTATCGCGACATCGAATTGAGCGCGCCGAACCCTGCGGCCGAATTGACGGCGGTCGACAGAGAGAAGGCCGAAGTCGGTGGATACAAGCCGCAGCCGCAGCAGCCGAAGGACGCGGATTACGAAGTCTACGAATGCTATTGCGAACTCGATCTTGATGAGTTCGCGCCGAAGCAGTTCAAGGGCAAAAATCTGCCTCTCCCGTATGTCGTCACGTTGGAGAAGCACACCCGGCAGATTCTCGCCGTCACCCGCAATTGGGATGAAGACGATGACCAGTGCCTGGCCAAGCAGTTTTTCGTGCAGTTCCCGTTCATCCGGGGCCTTGGCTTCTACGGGCTTGGCCTGATCCATATCCTCGGCAACGTCACCATGGCGTTGACCGCGATCTGGCGGATCATGATCGACAACGGGATGTTTTCGAACTTCCCGGGCTTTCTCTTTGCCAAGCAGGCCGGACGGCAGAACATCAACCAAATCCGCATCCCGCCTGGTGGCGGCTTCCCGGTCGACGTGCCGCCTGGAATGCGCATCCAGGACGCGTTCATGCCGGCGCCGTACAAGGACACGGGCCCGGCGTTCACGGCGATCGCGCAGCACATTGAGGAAGTCGGGCAACGCCTGGGCCAAACCGCCGATCTCAACATCGGTGAGGGCAAACAAGACGTGCCGGTTGGCACCACGATGGCGCTGATCGAGCAGGCGACCAAGATCATGGACTCCGTGCACAAGCGGCTGCATGCCGCGCAGGCGGAAGAGTTCGGCTTGCTGAAGGAGCGGTTCAAGGAAGACCCGGAAGCGTTCTGGCGTCACAACAAGAAACCGGCGCGGCAATGGACGATCGAGCAGTTCAAGCAGGCGCTGGATCAGCGCGAACTGGTGCCGGTGTCCGACCCGAACAACCCGACGTCGCTGCATCGTATCGCCAAGGCGACGATCATCGACATGCTGGTCACGAAGTATCCGCAGGACATGGACAAGCGCGCCGCGTTGAAGCGGATCATGCGGACCGCCGACATTGATAGCGACGGGCTGCTGTTGTCGCAGACCGCACCGCCGCCGCCCGATCCGCGCATGGTCGCGATCCAGACCAAGGCGCAGGCCGAACAGATGAAGGCCCAGATCGATCAGGCCAAGGTCGCGCTGCAGGCGAAGGAGCAGCAGGCTGAATTCGCGGACAAGCAGCAGGAACGCGCGTTCAAAGAGCGGCAGCAGCAGTTTGAGATGTATCTGGAACGTCTGCGGGTTCAGGCGGAAATGATCATCCACGCGCATGACCTGCATCGGGATAATCAGACCGCGCAACAGGACATGGCCATCAAGCAGTTTGAGACCGCGCACAACGCGATGTCCGAACATGCGTCAAACCAGGCCGAACTGCGGCAGGACGCGCAGAAGCACACGCTGCAGATCGTCGCGGACCGCCAGAAGCACGAGAACGAACTACGGGCGACCCGCGAGAAGCACCAGCAGGACCTGCAGGCCGAACGCGAACGCAACGCGCAGCAGATTCAGCTCGAACGCGAGAAGCACGAGGCCAATCTCGAAAATCAGAAGAAGATCGCCGAGGAGAAGGCGAAGGCGATCGGACCGTCAGAGCAGGCCAAGACCGAGCGCGAGGGCGAGGCCCATGATCAGAAGATGCGGCTCGACCAGGAGACGCATGATCGGGCGGGCGAGAAGCACGATGCCGAGTTGAAGGTCACCGAGGCCAAAGCGAAGGCAATCGGGACGCCGGAAGCGAAGGAAAAGCGCGAAGGCGAGAAGCACGATCAAGAGATGAAGATGACCAAGGAGCGGCACGACGTCGACCTTTCGCACAGCAAGAAGGTCAACGAGGTGAAGCTCCAAGGCGAAAAAGCGAAACAGAAGGCTCGGGAGAAGCCGAAACCGGCGGGAGACAAGTGATGCCACATCTTCATCTTGCGCAGGCCAAGAAATCTTGGAGCGACAAGTTGGACCGCATAACCGGCGAACGCGGCACCCATCCGGTTGATCGCGCTGCGCAGATGGCCGGGGAGCCGCAGACCAACGCCAATGCGCAGGGCGACAGCGCTCGCTCTCCGGAAGAAGTTTTCACGGCGGCTCCCGCGCGCCAGATCAGCAACTACGGCAAAATCAAAGGGGCTTAAAATGCATAGCCACCACATGCACCGCGAACATCAGGTTTCGCATCGCCGCGTCCATCACATCCTGAAGGGCGAACCGGCCGGTGCCAAGCATCACCACACCGGCCCGCATGCGCACGCCTTTAGTAAGGTCACCAGCAAATCGGCGGCACAGGCGCACGACGGCCATGTCGCCGGCAAGAAGGCGCCGAAGCGTTTCGCCAAGGGCGGGCGCGTCACCAAAGGCCACCACAAGGGTCATCAGACCAACATCGCGATCGTCAATCCGCGTCCCGCGCCAACGCCGGTTCCTCTCCCGGCCGGCGCAGGCCCGGGCGGTCCGCCCATGCCACCTCCCGGTGGACCTCCTGGCGGGCCGCCCGGTATGCCTCCTCCCGGGATGCCGATGCGTGCGCGCGGCGGCAAGGTGCAGCACAACATCGACGGTGAGAGCACGAAGGCGGACATCAAGGCCTGGGGCAAACGGGCGTCCCGCAATAGCTACGCGCGAGGCGGGATGACGGCCGGGGCGGTCAGTGGGGAAGGCCGTCTCGAAAAGGCGGCGATCGCCAAGCGGAAGGGCTGATGACGGCGATCAAGAGCCTGCATTCGCGCGTTTTCGAAGACAAGGTTCGGGACGCGCGAATGCAAATTCTGGAATCCCTTTGCGGCGGACATGACGAGAAGACCTACTTGCGGCTATGCGGCCAGATACAAGGCCTCGATTTGGCAGTGAAAATTTCAGAGGACGCAGATTTTTATTTGAGTGGAGATGAACCCGATGACGGTGCTAGGCGCGCCTAAAATCGAGCAACTATCGCGGGCCTCTGACCCGAAGCAGGCATTGATCGATGCCGTGGGCGACCTGTCCGGTGTCGACGTGTTCAACGATCTCGTTCTGGTTGGCACATTCATCCGCAACGAACTTATGCGGAATGACGGCACGCTGGGCAAGATCATCCGTCCGATGGACAACGTCAAAGAGGACGAGCACCAGGGCAAGGTCGGCCTTGTGCTGAAAGCCGGTCCGATCGCCGCGATGCAGTACGAGAAAGACGACGAATTGGGACAGAACGCGACACTGCACACGTGGGTCGTGTTCCAGAACTCCCATAGCTGGCCGCTGCAGATCAACGGCGTGGCCTGTCGTCTATTACCGTACGACAAGGTCCGCATGCGGACAAACAACCCGAATCTGGTGTTCTAATGCCGAGAATCAAACCACCGCGTAGTAAGCCTGCACACGAAGAGGTGCCCGTCGAGCTTCGCGATCCCGAACCGCCGCCGGTCGGCGATATCGAGATCGAGCTTTCCGACGACGAACCGGGTGATGTCGAGATCAGTCTCGCCACACCGCCGCCGAGTGAGCCACCTGCACCAGCCGCCCCGCCTGCACCGCCGCCACCGAGCGACGATGCGCTCCAACGCGCCATTGACGCGCAGAAACGCGCCGAGGAGCTGCAGCGGGATGCAATCCGCCAGCGCGACGAAGCGCTCCGGCGCGCGCAAGAGCGGGATTTTGAACTGGAACGGGAGCGGTCCGATCGCGAGGATGCCGAATACAATTCGGTCCTCACCGCGATCGCCGCCGAACAGGCCGCGCTCGACAAGGCCGAAGCCGACTGTGCGAATGCTGCGGCCGCTGGCGATTGGGCGTCGCACGCCAAGGCGCAGCGGATCATCGGTGTCGCCAGCGCTCGCCTCGATCGTCTTGAAGACAACAAGCGGACCTTTGACTCCCGTCGCGAGGTGCAGCGAACGCAGCCGGCACCGCAGCGCCAACCCACGCCGCAACAGCCGGCGGGTTTCGAACAACGGATCGCCGCGTTGCCGGCGCAGGCCCAGGCCTGGCTGCGCAATCATCCCGAGTTCATTAACGACACGGCCAAGAACCGTCAGATCGGTGGCGTGCACACCTACCTGACCGAAACCAAGGGGCTGACGGCATTTTCGGACGCCTATTTCGACGCGCTGGACAATGAGTTCGGCTTCAAGGCACCGCCTGCGCCGCAACAGCACCAACCCGCGCCGCAACCACAGAGAAGGAGCATGCCGATGACGGCACCTGTAACCCGCGATGTGCCGACGCCGTCCGGCCAGCGGCAATCGTCCAAGATGACCCTCACCGAGGAGGAGCGGCAGATCGCGCGCGCCTCAATCGTGGATCGCCCGGACATGCCGCCAATGACCGACGCGCAGAAGGAATATCTCTACGCGAAGAAGAAGCAGCAGTACCAGACGATGAAGGCCAACGGCACCTATTCGGAGCAACGTAAATGAGTGAAACCGAAACTGTAGCCACGCCAGTTGAGCCGCCGCGCCGCCGTCCCGGGCGCCCGCCGCGCACGCAGCGGGTCATGAGCAAGGAGCAGGTGACGGCAGCCGCCGATCGCGCCGAGACGCCGTCCATCTTCTCAAAGATGAAGGCGCGCCCGAACTGGGAATCTGATGACTTCGTCGGTGTCGGCCTCGAACAGGGTAGCCGTCTGCATATCCCGACTGAAATCGTTCAGAGACTCTACCAAGATGGTGGCGCCCTGCAGTGGATTACGAAGTCCAATCGGGGCATGGATATGCCGCAAGAACTCGCCAAGATGACGCGTGGCGGCTGGACGCCGGTCTTCCAATCCGACTTTGACGGCCTTTTCGACGGCATGTTCATGCCCAAGGGCGATGACAGCCGGCCGATCACTGTGGATGACTGCATGCTGGTTATCCGGCCGGTTGAACTGCAGGAAAAGGCCTATCGCGCTATGCGGCGCGACGCCAATTTGCCACTGCAGATCGCCGAAGAGCAGATCGGTCATGGTATTCCTGGCGTTACCGGCTCTACGCATCCGACCGCTCTCATGGGCAATCGGATCAAGAAGAGCATGGAGCGGGTCGAAATCCCGGAATAAACAATCTTGCGCGGTCTGATGTTTTGAACTAATGTTCAACGCATTGGACCGCGCTGGTCTAATGGCCCACCCTCCGCGTGCCGTGGAGGCCCAAGTGATGAACCGCTCGCGTATCGCGCTGCGGCACTTAGGAGCCTCCAATGACGAACACGCTTGGCTCTCCCACCATGGGGTTCCAGTCCTTCGGTTTGGCCGAAGGTGCGTCGCCGACCGCCGGCATGACGCCTGTCTGGATCGCATCGACCGATGCAGGCTTGATCTTCCGGGGCGATCCCGTGATGACGTCGAGCAATGGCGGGACCAATCTCTCTGGCGCCTACATCACGTCGGTCAACAACAATTCGGTCACCACGTCGACGGGCTTCCTGTGCCGGGGTGTCTTCCAGGGTTGTTATCAGTTTCAACCGGCCGCTGGCCGCGTCGTCTGGTCTAACTTCTATAATGGAACCGTAACCGGATCGACTGGCGACGTGAAGGCGTACATCATCGATGCGCCGGAACAGCAGTTCCTTGTGCAGGCGTCGACCAAGGGCGCCGTTACGTCGTCGATGGTGGGCCTCAATATTGGCATCACTTACGTCACGACATCCGGCAACACCACGACAGGTTATTCGAACGTAACCGTGGAATCGACGTCGGTGACGTCGAGCAATTCGCAACCGTTCCGGATCGTCGACTTCTACTCGGCCTATGCCGCTCCTGGCGGACTGCTGGGCCCGGCGGGCGCGGGCACCACGCCTTTCATCAACGGCACCGACAACAGCAGCCCGGCGAACATGATCATCGTCCGCCTCAACAACTCGGACCGTCTGAATCTGACGGCTCGCAGCTCGTAAGGAGGGATAGATGCCCGTCGCACTCTCACAAATTAAAGACCTTCTGCTCCCGGGACTGTGGGGCATCGACGGTCGCTATCCGATGATCGAGCGGCAATGGCCGCAGATTTTCAAGGAAGTCGGATCGAACATGGCGTTGGAACGCCGGGCCGCGATGCGTTACCTCGGTTACGCGCAGGTCAAGAACGAAGGTTCGCCGACCGCCACTGATAACAATGCCGGCCAACGCTACATCTACAATGCCCAGCACTTCGAGATCGGGCTCATGTACGCGATCACCAGGCCCGCGATCGACGATAATTTGTACAAGGCAGAGTGGGGTCCGAACAACGACGGCCTGATGGAGGCCTTCAAGGAGACCGAAGAGGTTTACGCCGCCAATATTTTGAACAACGGCACAACCTTTAACCCGCAGGTTCAGGGTGACGGTGTCTCGCTGATCAACCCCGCGCACCCGATCGACGGCACCTCTATTGCCAACCAGCCGTCTCCCGACGTCTCTCTGAACGAGACGTCGCTGCTGAACGCGGGCATCACCATCCGCTCGACTTGGAAAACCAACGCGGGTCTGAAGCAGCATGCGCGCGGCCAGAAGCTGATCGTTCCTCCGAACTTGGAGCCGATCGCGGCGCGTCTCTTCCGTTCGGAGCTGCGCGTCGGCACTGGCAACAACGATATCAACGCGGTCAAGGAAATGGAGCAGTCCTTCAAGGAAGGCTACATGGTCTATGACTATCTGACGTCGCAGTTCGCGTGGTTCGTGCTCACCAACGTGCCCGGGCTGGTCTTCTTCATGCGCAAGCAGTTTGAGACCGACATGAGCGTCGAGTTCTCGACCGACAATCTGCTCGTCAAGGGTTATCAGCGCTACGTGCCCAGCTACTACGACTGGCGGCATATCTACGGCACGTACCCGACCTCGTAATGGAGTAACCGATGACTGTTACTGCATTATCTGGCCCGATCGTCCAGTTCGGCATCACGCTTAGTTCTACGTCCGGTGACGGCATCACCGGGCAGGACTTCGAGCACAATGAGCAGCGTGCGCCGCAGATCACCGACCTTGGTGACTCGTTCCTCGATCCGCGTTCGGCATATGCTTACGAACCGGGTGGTGGCGTCACCAACCTGACGTTCGGCTTCTTCAACAACCAGGGCATCGTCGATTTTAAGCCGACGACGGCGTCCACGAACGCACTGGTGTCGACCACGGCATCGTCCGGCACATCGACGTTCACCCTTGCCGCCGCATCCACGGCGAACGGCACCTATTCGACGACGATCATCGCGCCGGAGACCGGCAAGGCGACCGGTACCCTCATCGCACTCGACTCAACGGCGGCGTATCTGGCGTTTGGCACCGCCGGCTCGATCTGCATGTGGAATCCTGGTGCTGGCACTGGCCGCAACATCATCATCCGGCCGTCTTCGAACGGCGACGCTGGCACATTCTCGGTCGCTGGCCGGGATATGTACGGCTACAAGATGACGGAGACGCTGGCCGCTGGGTCGACCACGATCACCGGCAAGAAGGCGTTCAAGTACATCAGCAGCATCACCAATTGCACCACGCCTGTCTCGACCGGCGTCATCGTTGGCTTCGGCGACGTGTTCGGCTTCCCGCTTGCGGTGCCGTATGCCGGCTTGAACCTCGCGGTTTATGCATCGTCGACAGCGTTCGGTACGGCGGCGGCAGCAGTGCAGTCCTCGGCGACCATTGTTCTTGCATCGACCGTCGCCACGCAGACATCCACAACGCCGGACGTGCGCGGCACCTGGGCCTCGTCGCTGGCGTCTAATACGGGCAACGTTCGTATTCAGATCGTTGTCACCCCTGCCGCCTCCGCGATGGCCGCGATCTCGTCCACCAATGTGTCGCCTCTGTTCGGCGCCACCCAATTCTCCTCGGTTTAAGGAACAGGGATATGGGTCACACCAAGCACCACAAGAAGCATGCCCACCACCGCAAGCACGGTGGCCGTGTGGTTTACGAGGGCGCCGGCAGTCATGTCGCGCACGAGGCCGAAGAGAAGAAACACGGCGGCGGCGTTCATCACCACGGCACGGTGCACGGCCACAAGGGGCACAAGCGCATCCACAAGAAGCGTGGCGGCGGTGTCGGGTCCGACAAGCACCCTTTCAGCAGCGCGTACACTGCGAGCACCGAGGCGAAGCACTAGCTTCCGGCGGTGGTACGCACTGGATCAAAGGTGCGATCAAACATCCGGGGGCGCTCCACCGAGCGCTCCATGTGCCGGAAGGTGAGAAAATCCCGGCCGCTAAAATGGCCAAAGCGGCAAAATCTTCTGACCCGCATATGAAGAAGATGGTGTCGCTCGCGAGGACACTTAAAGGGATGCACTGATGGCGGGTCTCCGCTGGTCAAATTCGGTGACTGGGCTCAGTTCGACTTTCGGGCTGGGCTCTTCGCTTGTGTTCTACCCGGATATCACGCAGACGCCGTTCAATATCGGCATTGGCGTCGTCTGCAATTCGACCAGCGCGATCACGTCCTATAACGTTGAACATTCGTTTGATTTTACCGGGACAAGCACCTTCATCTCGTCAAATGCGACGTGGTTTCTCAATTCGACCTTGGCGTCGGCGTCTTCGAACCTGACCGGCAACTACGCGTTCCCGGTGTCCGCGATCCGGCTCAACGTTACGGCCGGGTCGAGTCAAGGCACCATCACCATGACGGCAATTCAGGCGGGTATCTGATGTCGGTATCGGCACCCACCAATGCGCAGGCGCAAAACCAGGACGATCTGGCTGCTGTCGTGGCGGGCGGGAAGTATTTCACTGATCGCCTGAAGATGCTGCAGGACGCCAAGGCCGATCATGATGCCGCGCTGGACAAGCTGCGCATCGGCCATGACGTGATCCGGGCGATGCAGGACGTGCAGGTGCGGGAGCAGGCGGCGATTGATGCCCTGAAGGACGCGCAAACGCAGGCTGCACAGATCGTCGGTGCCGCGAACGATCAGGCAGGCCAGATTGTCGCCGATGCCCAGGCCCGCGCGACCGAAATCATCAATTCCACGCAGGAGAAGGCGGCGGCCCTCGCCGCGCGGGTCGACGAAGGCCATGAAGCCTTCAATAAGTGGCACAAGGAGACGACGGAGAAGGTTTCCGCTCTCCATGACGCCGCCAACGGCGTGAAGTGGGAGGCGGACGAACAGCTTCGTATCGCCAATGCGACGAAGGCAGACGCTTCGGCCGCGATGGAAGCGGCGCAGGTCCGGCTCGGCGAGGCCGCCATCAAAGATGAGAGTTCTAACGAACTGCTCGCCGACATCGATGCTGCTATTGCAAGGCACCGCAAGAGGTCTCCAAAATAGGAGGCCGCGTAGGTGGTCAATAACGTCCAATTCCAGAGTTCATCACCTGCAACACCATCCTCTGCGACGCTTGTCCAGACGGTGCAGCAGCCGGACACGTCGCAGCGCCAGGTCATCTCGGTCGGTGATTTCTGGGGCAGCTCGGCGGGTTCGATCGCCGTTACGCTCTCTTCCAACCCGACTGTCATCCCGTCGTCGACGGTCAATGTCGCGATCACGGGTGTCCCCTCGGTTTCGGTGACCGGCACCGTCAATCTATCGACGGCGGCCACGAATATCGTCGCCGTCTCTTCCGGTGTGATCAACGCCACCGTTTCCGGGTCGGTGACAGCGACGCTGTCCTCCAATCCCACCGTTATCCCGTCCTCCGTGGCCACGGTGACGCTGTCTTCGAACCCAACGGTGACGTCGGTGACGTCGGGCACGGTGGCGATTGCCAATGGTGCCAACGTCGCGGGTGTCGTGACGGCCCAGGTCAGCTCTGCGATCCCGGCGCTCGCGGTTGCGATCTCTTCCTTCTCCAATTTCACCGTTTCCGGCGGATCGAGCGTCGTGGCCGTCTCGTCCGGCACGGTCACGCTCTCTTCGAATCCCACGGTGATCCTGTCCTCCAATCCGACGATCACGTCGCTGTCGTCGGGACTGGTCGCGATCGCGAACGGGGCCAACGTTGCCGGCGTGGTAACGGCCCAGGTGAGCAGCGCATCGCCGGCATTGGCGGTCGCCATCTCGTCCTTCTCCAACTTCTCGGTTTCCGGAAGTAGCGTCGTCGCGGTCTCCTCGGGGACGGTCACCCTCTCATCCAATCCGACCGTCATCCTGTCGTCGAATCCGACCATCGCGTCGATCTCATCCGGTGCGGTTTCGATCATCAATGGCGCGAACACCGTTGGCGTTGTGACGGCGCAGATTTCGTCGGCATCGCCGGCTCTGGCCGTTGCCATATCCAGCTTCTCGAATTTCTCGGTGTCGACGACCGGCAGCAGCATCGTAGCCGTTTCCTCCGGCACAGTGACGCTCTCGTCCAATCCGAGCATCACATCGGTCGCGTCCGGCCTGGTGGCGATCGCCAATGGCAGCAACGTGGCAGCCGTGGTCACCGCGCAGGTCTCTTCGGCATCGCCCGCGCTCGCCGTCGCTATTTCTTCGTTCAGCAATTTCTCGGTGTCGACCACGGGCAGCAGCGTGGTTGCGGTCTCTTCCGGCACCGTGACCTTGTCTTCAAACCCGGCCATCACATCCCTGGCATCGGGCATCGTAGCCATCGCAAATGGCTCCAATGTCGCCGACGTCGTGACCGCACAGGTTTCGTCCGCGTCACCGGCTTTGGCTGTCGCGATCAGCAGCTTCTCCAACTTCTCGGTCACGACATCCGGATCGAGCCAAGTCTCGATCGTCCAGGGAAGCAACACCGCCGCCGTTGTGTTGGCCCAGGTTTCATCGGCCAATCCCGCGCTGGCGGTCGCCATTTCGAGCTTCAGCAACTTTTCGGTCAATACGACGGGCAGCAGCGTCGTCGCCGTGTCCTCTGGGACGGTGACCCTATCCTCAAACCCGACCGTGATCCTCTCGTCCAATCCCACCATCACGTCGGTCACGTCCGGCGCTATCTCGATCATCAACGGGGCCAACACGGTCGGTGTTGTCACGGCGCAGGTGTCGTCGGCATCGCCTGCCCTCGTGGTCGCACTTTCGAGCTTCAGCAACTTCTCGGTTTCGGTTTCCGGATCAAGCGTCGTTGCGGTTTCGTCCGGGACGATCACGCCGTCGTCGGCGGTTACAGTGGCTCTTTCGACAGCAGTAACCAACACCGTGACGCTGTCCTCGGCGCCGACCGTAACGCTTTCATCGAACCCGACCGTTATTCCGTCCTCGGCGTTCACCGTGGCACTTTCGACTGCTGTGACCAATATTGTCGCAGTATCGTCGGCGACGGTGACCCTTTCCTCGGCGCCGACCGTCACGCTTTCGTCCAATCCAACGGTGATCCCGTCCTCGGCGTTTACGGTGGCGCTGTCGACCAGCGTGACCAATATCGTCGCCGTGTCGTCGGGCACGATCACCTTGTCCTCGGCTCCGACCGTTACGTTGTCGTCGAACCCCACGGTGATCCTCTCTTCGAACCCGACGATCACCTCGATCACGTCCGGCCTTGTCGCCATTGCCAATGGGGCGAATGTCGCGGCCGTGGTGACGGCCCAGGTCAGTTCGGCCTCGCCTGCCCTGGCGGTGGCGATCTCGTCCTTCTCGAATTTCACGGTTTCGGTCAGCGGCAGCACCACGGTGTCACTCTCGTCCGCACCCACCGTGACGCTGTCTTCCAATCCGACCGTCATCCTCTCTTCGGCCGCGACCGTCACTCTTTCTTCCAATCCTACGGTCATCCCGTCGAGCATCTTCTCGGTGATGGGCGACGTCGCCAATGCCGCGACCGATAGCGGCAATCCGGTCAAGATCGGCGGCATCTACAATTCGACGAACCCGACGTCGGTAACGTCAGGCCAGCGGGTCCAGGCGTGGTTCGATAAATCCGGCAAGCAGATCGTCAATTCCGCGCTTCGCACGCTCAAGGGCGTTCAACTGACGGACCTTTCCTGTTCGGTGCTAGAAACGAACATCACGCCGACGTCATCGGGCGGCAACTTCATCGATCTCTACGGTCTCGTGCTTGCCAATCTGTCCTCGGCAAATTATCAGCAGGTAACGGTCAAGGACTCCTCGGGTGGCACGTCGCGCATGGTTTTCGAGGTGCCCTCGTTCGACACGCGCGGCTTCATGGTGCCGGTCGATGCGGCCGTCCCGCAATCAGCATCGAGCCAGGCATGGACCGCAACCCTGAGCAATTCGAGCGGTGGTTTCCTTGTGACCGCGCTCTACGTGACGAACGTATGAGGGGATAAGATGGGTTATTATGATGCACTCATCGCCGCGTGGAACTCCTCGATCCAGCCGCCTGCGGGCGTGACCGGTACAGGACTGTCGTCTGCGCAGACGACCACGCAGAAACTTGCCAACATCAATAATTGGACGGTAACAGGCGCTATTCCGACAACATTAAGCGTGCTCGGAAGCCAGATCGCCAACTGCGTTGCTTGGTCTGAATTTTCTGGACTCCCGGCGCAAAAGCAATCGAATCTGCTCAATCTTTTCCAGATACCGGGTCCTCTCACTGGAGGCAGCGGCAACATCGGCCTTTTGACGGTTGGCATGATTCTCGACGCATTCCCATCGTCAGGGGCGACGATCGCAAATCTGACCGCGCTCGCGAAGGCCACAACGCAGTCATGGGCTCAGGCCAATAGTTATCCTTATCAGAGCAGCGTCGAGGGCAATCTTGATAGTGGCGATCTCGCTGCGGCCAACAGCAGTATCGGAGGGCTGACGTAATGGCCACGAACTTCCTTGAAGCAACCGGCGGCTCAACGGCGGGATATTTTTCGTCGGTTACGACGCTCATCTCGTCAGAGATGGTCAGTCTTGCGAGCAGCCTGACAGCGGTCAGCGCTTCCACGTTCACGTCTTCCGGGTCATTTGGCCAAGCGATCTGGGGCGAGGTCTACCTTAAAGTGACCGCCTCATTTGCTCCGACAGCCGGTGGCAGCATTTCGGGATGGTTCCTGCGCAGCCCGGATGGCGGCACGACATTCGAGTCGACGACGGGATCGTCTGGCATCGGGATCGGAAGAGCGCCGGACTTTATTGTCGCGTTTTCGACCGTTTCTTACGCAAGCTCCAATATCATTGGAGGTTCTGGCCTTGTGAAAATGCCTTGGTCTCCGTCCAAGGTCTTCATTCAAAACAACAGCGGCGCGACATTGCCATCATCGACCAACGGATACCCGTTGATCTCAATCGGGCCGGTTGCCGTTCAATACTGAAGGTCCGCAATGCAGATTTCCATCCCATGGCGTCGCGGCTGGAAAAAGCCTTTCCCGAGCATCCCGCGCATCAATTGGGCACATCCTCTAGCACAGAAACTCATCTGCTATGTCTATGATTGTGGCGGCGGCGTTGTTATCGATCTCGTCTCGGGCCAGATTGGAACGCATAGCAAGGTTGGGACTCCATCGGCTCTTGCTGCCGTCGCCCCATCGCCATTCGGGTCTGGCTGGAAATATGCCCAGCAATCGAGCACCAGCCTTGCTGACGGCATTTCCTTTCCAGCTAATATTAGGACAAACAGCTTCACGAGCACCGCGCCATACTCGTTTGCGGCTGGCTTCATGCCCGTATCGCCGATCAACGCCTCTGGGAGCGATACGCTCATCTACGTTCTTGCTGATGCGACGGCGGCCGACAACTGGTGGGCGGTTGGGGATCAGGGGACCGGGCAGCCGGTCGTTAATTTCGGGGCCGATAGCGACAATGCCTTTACGACCGGAAGAGCTTGGGTGCCGGGAAACTTCACGACCGTTGTCGGCGTATTGACGGCGGCGACGACTGGGACAGGCTACTATATGGACGATAGCGGATATTACCAGACCACAAACTGGACGGGTCTTGCCCCCAACAATGACGGCACGGGCAATCGCATATATTTGGGGTACTTTGGTTCTGCCGGGGCTTTCGGGGCTGCCTGCTTTTTCAATGGCTTTATCTTCTACGGCGCCACATGGCGCGGGCGGAAACTCTCAACCGCAGAGGCCAAATACCTTGGAAATGACCCGTGGTGCCTTCTCTGGTATCCGGAAGATGAGATTTTTGCGACGCTGGTTGGCGGAGGCGCGCCGACGCCGCCGGGGCCAGGACCCAATTTCCGAACTTCGCTTCTGCCGATGATGGGGGTCGGATGACGCTTCTCCTCTTCCTGACGGGCCTTACGACGGTGGCATCAACCGGCGGCTCTTCGTCGGCGACAAGCGGCCTGTTCGCGGTCTCCGGTGGCCAGCCAAGCATGCAATTCCAGGTTACGCAGATTTCCTACGCGCAGGCGCCATTGTCCGCGCGAACAGAATGATGATATCAGGTCTTATTCGATGAGGGCCGCATGACCGTATTGACGCCGACGTTTGCAGAGCGACAGGTAAATGGGCAGGCGGGCCCGCTTCATATTTCCGCACCGCATGAGCCAACCAAGGAAGGTGAGCAGCCTCCGATCCCTGTCAACCCGCCTGGCGCTGTCTGGGTCGTACCGACGCCGGGGGTCCCTCTCAAGGTCGCTCTCATCGGGACCGCACCTTCATCGAAGATGCTGGCGCCGTACAACGACCCGTCCTGGCAAATTTGGGGGTGCTCGCCCGGCAACATGAACGCTCTGCCGAGGTTCAATCTTTGGTTCGAATTGCACAGCAACCTTCTGTGGCCGGAGCATGAGAGCTACGGCAGGCCGTACATCGAATGGCTGAAGCAGCAGAAATGTCCGATCTTCATGCAGGACCGCTGGCCGGCGCTCGATGGCAGCATGGTGCCGATCCAGTCCATCGTTCCGAACGCGATCCCCTTTCCGAAGACGGAGCTGGTCGCTGAATTCGGACCTGACTTCTTCACGTCGTCATTCGCATGGATGATGGCCTATGCCATGAAAACCGGTGCGTCGGAGATCGCGCTTTACGGCATCGATATGGCCAGTCGGGACGAATACATCCGGCAGCGGCCCGGGTTCTTCTATTTCCGGCAGCGGGCAAAGGAACGTGGTGTTCGCATCTCGGCACCGTACGAGAGCGACATCATGCAGTCGCCGTCGCTCTATGCCTACGCCGACTCGACGCCGATGGGCCGCAAAATCATGGCCCGCAAGAAGGAAGTCGGCGACCGCGTTGCCGGGATGGATCAGCAGATCGGCCAGCTTAGCAATTCGAAGACCTATCTGCAGGGCGCGCTTGAAGACCTGGATTATTTCGAAGCGATCTGGGCGGGCGTCTCCACCGAACTGATGCTGCTGCAGGACGAAAACGAAAGACTTCGGGCAGAGATCGCTCGCCTAACCGCCATGCTGCAGGCACCGCCGCCCGCTCCGCCGCCTGTTGCCGAGCCGGTACCCGAACCGGAAGCAGAGCCGAGACGCCGCCGTCGTCATGAGCCGCAGGCAGAAGCGTCGCCTGCCGAATAGTTTGAACATCTGTTCAATGCATCGCCCGCTGTGCTATATCAGCGGGTATGAGCGGCCCATTTAACGGAAGTCCGGTAACAAGCGGGACGTACACCTTCAATCCGTCCGGCGGCGACTTCATTCTGACCGCTTTCGACCGCATCCAAATCAGAGCTACCGAGATCGAGCAGACGCAACTGCAGCGCGCGATCATGGAACTGAACTTCGCGCTCACGCGGTTCAATACCCTTCCTGGCCAAAATCTCTGGACGATCGACCTGCAGTCCGTCAGCCTCGTGCAGGGCACGGCCACGTACTCCGTCCCGGATGACACGCGGATGATCCTGTCCGCCTACGTCCGCTATAGCTCCAATCCGACGCTTGACCGCTACATGTTCCCGATTTCGCGGGACGAATACGCCGCGATCTCCACGAAGGACACGGAGGGCTTTCCGTCGCAATATTGGTTCGATCGGCTGATCTCGCCGACGATCACCTTCTATCTCGTCCCGGATAACGCGTTCCCGTACGTATTCTATTACTATCGCGCGCGCCAAATTCAGGACGCCCAGATCGCGGACGGCCAGAACCTTGAACTGCCGATCCGGTTCTTTGACGCGATCACGGCCGATCTCGCGCATCGGCTGGCCCGGATTTACAAGCCCGAATTGGAGACAGCGCGGAAGGCAGACCGCGATGAAGCCTGGTCGATCGCGGCGGCGGAAGACACGGAGTGGACGCCGCTTTACGTCACGCCTGGCCTTTCCGGGTATTACCGGCGATGAGGCCGCACGGACGAGCGACGATCAGCGCGAGGTCGCCCAGGGCGACGGCGATCTGTGACCGCTGCGGCTTCATGTACAATCATGATCAGCTTCAGTGGCAATGGGATTGGCTCCAAGGTCCGCGCCTGTTCAACCTGCGCATCCTGGTTTGCCAGCCGTGCCTGGACGTGCCGCAGGAATCCGGCCGCACGATCGTGCTGCCGCCGGACCCGGTCCCTATCAGGAACCCGCGTCCCGAGTCCTATGTCCTCGCGGACAATCCCGTCTCGTATCTCGGCTACAACCCGCAGGACAATTTCCTGCCGCAGCCGCCGCAGGCGGTGAACATCGGCAATCTGACGCTGAATGCCGGGATCGACGCCGCGTTCAATTCCGCGACGAACAAACGTGCCGAGATGTGCGCGGCGCTCTCTGTTTCCAATTCGAGCTTCGATAACTGGGTCGGCAAGAATTGGGCGGCGTTCCCGAGCGGTGTCACATCGATCTCGCCGTCGACCGTCGCCGCGCAGACGCACATCCTCTCCTCGTACGCGCTCTATGCGCCGAACGATCGCGGTTTCCTCAACTCGGCGACGGGCATCACCGGCTACACGATCGACGGCAGCAGCGACGGGTCGACGTGGACAACGCTCGCATCCGGAACGACGGCCGGCGGTGTGGGCGAGACGATCACCGGGGTGTCCACGTTCACGACCTATTACCAGTATCACCGCGCTGTCATTCAGGGCGATGGCATCTCGGCTGTCGCGATCGCGCAGGCCGTGTTCGCCATCTCCGATGCCGCTCCCAACGATATTTGAGGTGCCATGTCGATCACCTATAATTCGCTGGTCTCTGAAGTCGCATCCGTCACGGCGATCACGTCTTCTGTGCTCGTCAACGGCGATAACAACTTCGCTGGCATCATGGATGCGGCAATCAATCATGCCGAGGGCCGCCTCTATCGCGATCTCGATCTCCCTGCCGTGCGTGTCGTCGACACATCGGTCACCACATCATCCGGTGTCCGGTCGGTTTCGCTGTCGACCACCCAAGGCACGCTTCTCGCGATCGAGGCCTTCAATATCTTCGTCCCGGCTGGCGCGACGTCGAGCTATGCGACCCGCATTCCTTTGGTGCCGACGAGTCAGGCCGTGGTCGACGCGGTCTATCCTTCGGCGACGTCATCGAACACCGCGCAGCCGCAATATTTCTCGCGGATCACCGACACCTTGATCATCTTCGGGCCGACGCCTGACCAGGGCTACGGCACCGAGGTGACCGCGACGACGCGTCCGCCTGCTCTCTCTGCGAGCAACAGCAGCACGTGGCTCACACAAAACGTACCGGAGCTGATGCTCGCGGCGACCATGGTCTTCATGGCCGGCTATATGCGCGACTTCGGCAGCCAGAGTGACAATCCGCAATTGGCGCAGAGTTGGGAGAGCCAATATTCGACGCTGATGAAGTCGGCGGATGTCGACAGCCTGCGGCAGAAATTCCAGAGCCAGGCCTGGACGTCGCAAATCCCGAATCAAGTCGCAACACCGCCGAGGGCGTAACATGCCGTGGGGGGCAATCCAACTTCGGCCTGGTGTGAACACGCAGCTCACGATGAGCGCGAACGAGGCTGGCATCTCGCAAAGCCAACTCATCCGATACAAGGAAAGCCTCGTTCAGACCTACGGCGGTTGGCAGAACTACGTCAACTTCACGATCGGATCGACGATCCGCGAACTCCATCCGTGGCAGGACGCGGCGGGCGTGCAGCATCTGGGTATCGGCGCCACGGCCAGCCTGTCGGTCATCACATCGGCCGGCAACAATACGATCACGCCGCAGACGACAACGACCAATCCGACGCCGAATTTCTCGGTGTCGACGGGTAGTTGCCTTGTCACTGTCGGCGACAGTGCGGCAAATGCGACAACGTTCAATACGGTGTATTTCAATACGCCGATTTCGATCGGCGGCTTTTTCCTGAACGGTGCCTATGCGATCAATAGCGTCCTTGCCGCGACCACCTACACGATCAAGATGACGGCGGTTTCGTCAGTGACGATCGCATCAAGCGGCATCCTTCCGGTTTTCTCAGTGACAACGGGATCGGCAACGATCACGGGCGTTGCTCCAAACAATGGGTTTACTGCAACGACGGGACTGTTCCAGCAGTTCATTGCACCGACGACCGTTGGCGGGATTACGATCCAAGGCAAGTATCAGATAACGTCCGTCGCGGATTCCACGCAGTTCACGATCACGGCGACACAGCAGGCTTCGGCGACCGCGTCATCGACCATGAACGCCGGCAAGGCACAGCTTGTCTATTACATCACCCTCGGTCCCGCATCGGCGGGCTCCGGCTTTGGCTTCGGCGGCTTCGGTTCAGGCGGATTTGGCAGCGGAACGGCAATATCCGGAACGGCCGGTACGCCGATCACAACGACCGATTGGACGCTCGCAAACTGGGGCGAAATCCTTCTCGCATGCCCGGTCGATGGACCGATCTACGCGTGGGCACCTGACCTTGGCTATCTGAACGCGCAGGTCGTCAACACGGCGCCGTTCTTCAACGGCGGCATCTTCATCAGCATGCCGCAGCTCATTCTGGTTGCGTGGCGCAGTTGCCAGAGCACGGGCGTCCAGGACCCGCTCATCGTCCGCTGGTCGAATGCGGCGGATTACACCAACTGGACCGTCAGCACCCAGACCACCGCCGGCAGCTTTAGAATTTCGACGGGATCGAAGATCGTTGGCGGAATTCAATGCCCGCAGTTCGGCCTGATCTCGACCGACGTCGACGTCTACACGATGACCTATGTCGGCGGGATCGTGATCTTCAACTTCACCCAGGTCGGCGTCGGCTGCGGGTGGATTAGTTCGCACGCCTGCGGCATCCTCTCAGGCAATCCGTTTTGGATGGCCAACAATAATTTCTTCACGCTTGGCGCTGGGGGCGTCACGCCCCTACCCTGTACGGTCTGGGATCAGGTCTTTCAGAACATCTCATCCGCGTATGAGAGCAAGGTCCGGGTCGGTGTGAACTCGGCCTTTAATGAGGTCGCATGGTTCTATCCGTCTAATCTGTCGACCGGCGAAAACGATAGCTACGTTAAGGTTCACATCGAGGGAAATGAGTTCGAATGGGACTACGGTGCCCTTATTCGAACAGCCTGGTGCGACGTCTCCATTCTCGGCATGCCGCTCGGTTCGGACACATCGGGCCAGATTTATCAGCATGAGACCGGCACGGCGATCACTGGCGTC